ATTCTCTTTAATCATCCTATTTATCGTTCCTTCAATTTGGTGTAGTTGGCCTTGTAAATTATTAATCATTATGCTGAAATTCTCATTTGTTCCTAATGTTGACAGCCTCGTAGCATAAAGGCCATCAAGTTGCTTAATTATATTTTTCTTTTTCGCCTCCTTCACCCAGAAAACTAAATCTCTGACATCAAGCTCCAGAAGATCCTCATAGCCGAATAAGCCAGGGAAAGCATCAGCGATTAATGCTATTCTGCTTCCGCTGGCTTTGATTCGTTTTTTTCTTCTGATTCCTTCTCTTTTTCCGATGGATTAAGCTCATTTGAAATAAACTCTATGGTAGCTTTAAGATCGCGTAAGTCAATTTTCTTGGCAACTTCCTCTTTGATTCCAGTATAAATAACTAGCTGTTTAATTAAAGCAGAGATAGGGTTTCCTCTCAGCTTCTCTTCGTCTTTTACGGTTCCCTGTATCTTTTCCATTGATTCAGATGAGGCATTAACCGGATACACTTGTCCATCAAGTTCAATCTCGATAGGGCCATAGATAGATTTTTTTGTACTTATTACAAGTTTTGACATTTCAGCTCCTCTTTATCTTGCTCCCATGCGCCACATACCCCGTACTTGTCTGCTCTCATCATCCGGGAATGATTTGAAAACAACATTAGTTACCCGCTGATCAGCATTATTATACTGCCACTCAAGATTTGATTTCGGATATGCTCTGTGAATATGCAGCCATTCAGCCGGAGTTAAAGACGGAACATTGTCAACTATTGGCTTTATCAGCAGTTCTTTTGAAAACGGAAATTGATTCCCGCCTACCCAATTCGTAACCTTTAGATTTGCAGCCCCTGCGGTTGAGCCTTTAATAGCAACCTGAAGCTGTGCAAGCGAGCTGCGAGTCATTGGGAGCGTAGCCAGAACTGTTCTTCCGGTATGCACCCCATCAACAATAGTTATCCCGGCCTGGTCTTCATGAATATCCTCATCGGCAACTTCATCTCCGAATGTCACCCCTCCAAAAGTTGGATTGAGTTCAATGTTGGCTCCGGCCGGATTTACTGCGTTTATCGGATCCCAAATAACGCTGCAGGGTCCTAAATCTCTGTTCGGATTTGGCATTTTAACCTCCTAAAAATTTTAAATCTATACTCATGCAGGACATAAATCGGTTTATCCTGCTATGCGTTTCTAATGCGAAAAATGTAATTGCAACTAAATTCATACCTTCCCTTCTCATCCTGGCCTATATATTGAGGGTCTGATATAGCCTCAATAGTCATGACCTCATAATCCTGGACTGCCGGGGCGATTGCTGCCAGTGTATGTCCTGCCATTCCATAGGCTCCTGTGTGCAGAGCATCAAATACTTCCCTAGCATCTGCGCGGGCTGTGAAATACGTCTTTGCCCTGCTTAATACCTGGATCATTTTGTCAACTCTATCGGTTAAATCAAAGTGCAGGCTTCCTCCTCCTGTTTCCAGTATGCAAGTACAGCGATCCGGGGCATCCTGCAGCCTGTGGCCTTCAAATAGATTTGTTCCTATAGTGAAGGATGGGGCTGTCTGCAATTCGATAAACTTTGCTATCTCTTTTACCATGATTTCCCGCCAGCTTTTATTGTTTCAGCGACAATGTGCATATACTTATCTTTCTTACTAACCATTTTAGATTCAAGGAATTTCGGGCCAGGATTTTTAGCACCTGTTCGTGTATAATTAAACTCTCCCGGCTCCGCCTCGTGCTGCCTTGCTGCATAGTTAATATTAAATCCTGCTTTAGTTGATACGTCTTTTCTAGATTTTTTAGCCTTTTCGACAATCCTTGAACCCCTCAAATCACCTTTTAAAAAAGGGGCTTGAGGTGGTAAATTTATTGCATCATGTATCAAGCTTTTTCCTGCGGCAAATAAACCTTTACCAGCTAATTCTGGAATAGCTGTATCTACTATTTTAGTAAAATCTTTCAAGAAATCATCCGGGTCAATAAAAAAGCCTGTTTTTTTATTCATTATGCTAAATGCACCTCTTGATGATTCTCTGCAAAATCTTTACCTTGCGTTATATCTAAAATAGCATACTCAATGCCATCCCCATTTATGTCATAAATTCTATCTTTATGATTTAACTTGCGGCTATAAATAACATAAACTATTCCCCTTGAAATAACCTGTTCTCCAGATATGTCTCTTATTAGATGAGTTTTCCAATCCACATAAGCCTTCATTTCAACATCTAATGTCGCTACCGGCTCACCATGAATATCATGCCCCTGGTCAAAAAGGACGGTAATATCATCAATCATATATGCTCTTATCATCCGAATCTCTCCGTTGCTCTCAGGACAATCTCAGAGGTCGGAGCTGCTGAATGTTGACAACGGGGGTGGTAAGGTGGCCATTCTGTCAATAGCGGATAAGTTTGGCTTTTCCCGGAGATGGAATAAATATTCCCCTCGAATGGCAAGCAGATTTCAGTCATTGTACCGTGATCTGATATTTCGATTAAATCATTTTCATATTGTTCACAGGAGTTTTTAACAGCTTCAGATTGTAGCTTTCTTATTCTAGTAGATGAAACCGTCTCTGCATATTTGATTAGATTATAATTCCGCCCATTTATATTGATAAACTTTTTCTCATATAGCTCCCGGTTAAAATGCTTTCTTATTAGCTGGTTAAGCTCGCCCCTTGATTGCCCCTCCCGGATAGCATCATCTAAAAGACCTGATATTATCTCCTCATCGGCTAGATCAAATGCCTGAATCTGTTGAATCCCTATATTTGCTTGTTTTGCTAAAGTTAGAAAGGTTGCGATATTACGATTTATGCTTTGATTAGATTTGATTAAATCAGCAGATGTTAAATTTATGGAATCCATTACTGATAACTTATTTTTTGAATTATCAAAAAAGGGATCCTTCTCTGCGCCTATCTTATTTAATATCTCAACTGATTTTAAATAGCTCTCCTCATAAGCTGTAGGAATAGTTTTATTTGTCCACCTGATAGCAAGCCTATTAAGCCTATTTACAATTATTTTTACTTTCTCTTCAGTCTTAGCTGCCGTAGATTCCTTATAGCCTAAAAAATCTATTTTCAGAAGCTCATTTAATATAGACTTTTCCGCATCCGCATAGATCCGCTTCAATATAGCAATCTCTTTCCTATTCGGGATTAAGGCAAATTTATCGCTCAAGTCCCCTCCCCTTCGTCTATATCATCATCCTCGACCCGCTCAATTCCAACGGCATAGAATCCACCTGTTGCAAATTCAACAAGCAAATCCTCAACGATAGGCGGGAAAGGTAGCTTATCCAGCATATCCTTATCATACTTTTCCTTAACTATCCCAGCCTCTACGACTCCCTGCGCCTGTATGCCCTTGCGCCTGTCCTCATCAGCTAAATGCAAGGCAAAATAATAAGCCAGCTCGCTCTGGATTATAATCAGCTTAACCAATTGTGCGGCCGTCTCTGTGCCTGCAACTGGAACTGTTACTCCCGGATGATAATAAATTCTATTATATGCCATATTTAAGATTTTATTCTTGAGGTCATCCGTAGCAATAGCATCCCAATGGGTCGTTACGTATCTCTCATCGGCAAAATATGCCACTGCCTGGGCGAGCGTTGCCCATCCTTTTTCTGGTACAGCCATTTAAGCCTCCCATACTTTTCTTAGTTTTTTTGTCTTCCAGTCTCCATACCTCGCCTTGAGGTATTCTTCAACAGGATGCGGAGCGTTATAATCCCTGCCCTTATATGTCACTTTGTCAAAAGATTGCAAATATTTTTGATCAATGAGCGGAAGGTGGAACTTAAAGAAGATATCAAGTAGGATTCCATATTTGAGAAAATGTCTGTTGATGTCATATGTCCGCTTGTATATGAATCCGTTCTTGACTAGCTCTGCCGTAAGCTCATCAATTCCACTTAATATCCCGACATCAATATCATTGTCGCCTATTATATATATATCACCTCGCACAAAACCCAAACAAGTGCCGAAAAGAAGAAATGTCTTGATTCCCAGCGTCTCCGCTATGTCCCAGTATTCATTTAGCAATTTGTCCGCAGTATCCGGAATTTTGAAAGGATCGATATTTCTATAAGGATGAAACCTACTCATATTTTTTCCTCTTTTATCTTATTTTTTATTGCCATTGGATTCCACTTACTCCAGTGGGCAATTTTCCCTGAGACATACTCTGCGTAATATTTTTGGTCTGGGGTCAGGTTCTCGGAACCAAAATACCAATCCAAATGTCTCGCTGAATATGGAGATAGAGTCCTGATCCCTTTCCTTAATCTTGCCCAACGCTTTCCAGCCCTATTCATTGCAAAAGTGGTGTCAATGGGAGCAAAAATGAATCTTATGGTTTTGTCTTTATATTGAACAATGTTCACTTTCCTTGAGTGAAAATTGACATGCAAGCTAGTGGAAAGCAATTCTTTTTTTCTCGGATAATGATCCGGGATATCATCTATTCTAAGCATCGGGCCGACCACGCTAATCTTAGGCAAATTCTCTAAGAGATAACTGTAAACTCCCAAAATATCCCCATCAACATTATCTAGGGCTACGTCAGGATCGGTCACTACATAATTACTTTTGGGGTGACTCTTGAAATAATCCTGAATACATTCATTAGCTTTATTAAGTTCAGGCGGACTGGTAATTCTTTCCTGCCAATATACTTTAACTTTTTCGTTTTCTAAGTGTTGCAAAAATTTTACGGTAGGCTCATATGTTGAACCAAAATCTACAATGACAACCTCAAATGGCGTTTTGATATAATTATAGTAAGATTGCATTGACTTTTTCAAAACCTCTAACCTGTCGCATGTAATTATAAATATTGGTATCATAACATTAAGTCCTTATAATTTACCCCCAACTATCCCATAACGTTGTCGCCCCATCGATCTGAAAAATATAATATCCTCATAGATCATCACCTTTTTTGAATGGACAAGCCTCCAAAAGCTTATCCAAGTCTATTTGTATCCTATGTTCCTCAAATGAATTAAGAATAAAATCCATATTCATGCCATTATTCAAAATTAGGGGTTTATTATTTTCCCTATTCACAGATGAAAAATAGTCTCTGAATTTAAAGCCTTTTCCCACAACTTTGTCTGATAGTTCTATCCAGAGTGACGGAATTCCATAAGCATCTGCAACTATGATGCCATGAAGGGAGCTTGATATAATCTTCTCGCAACTATTTATTTCATCCATTACTTTATTCACAGGATCGCGCACATTTATGAAAAGTATATCGGATTTTTTTCTAAATCTATCTAATAAAATAGAATTCTGATCTACATAATGTGGTATTATTCCTAGTTTGAATTTATTTATAAAAATTGGTTTATAATATCTTGGGCATAAAAGGGCAGGATCTCCATAAATTTTGGGACAGTCGAATCCCTGATTAATTAATTGGGCTCTGGTTAATTTGCCACGCACAGCACAAATTTTCTTTGGTGTCCTTCTCATCCTTGAATCTAATGTCATGTATCCAGCGCCCCATACAACTGAATTAGAAGAAACTGCCTGAAGAATACTCCCAATAACCATATAGATAATCTCGCCTTCTGATGCTCGTATAATCTTTACTTCCTTGCCGCTTATAATTTCCGTGAGAAATGTACTCAAATTATCACCAAAATTATTACCAAGATATCTCTTTAAAAACATTATTGTTTTATTCTCCCTTTAATTATGTCCACATAAATATCAAAATCATCATTATCTGGAATCCATTGTTTTAGAATTTCATGGGATATATCAGGAGGATTCCAGCGGTAATGCCTAGCTTTTGAATCATGCCCTATTCTGCCAGGCCGTCCAGGCAAGCCTTTTATTCCCGCATATAATGACTCATTGTCATCGGTGAAAACAAATCCACGTTTGTTATTTTTGACTCTTCTCCAAATACTTTTATCTATCCGATCCGAACCGACATTCGCATGTAAAATCTTTTTAAATTCCGGTAGAAATGAATCTCGAAATGCCGTTTGAGCAAGAGAAGAATGCCATGTGTTCCTATTTTTATAATATCTGTTTGAAAATAAATGATAATATTTAGCTCTCGCAAGGCCCACAATTTCATGTTGGTTAAGTCGAAGCGACATTTCTGCCACATATTTAGGGGCGTAATATTCATCATCTTCAATAATTATAATCTTATTGCCCTTAATTAAGGGAAGGGCTGCCTCAAAATTACGGGTTAATGTGCATTGCGGATCATCAGGCTGTGGTTCTCTTCTCGTATATTCCATCGAAACATATGGCTTCATGGGTATTTTCCCATCATCAACAACAATCCATTGAAAAGACTGCAAGGTTTGTTTTTTCATCCAATTTTGGCAGAGAGCGAAAGCCAACGGCCTGTCTCCCGTAGGAGTAATAAGGGTAATCGTCTCTATCATCTCGACCTCTTGCATATAGAAATCTTCACATCATGTTTCCAGGCCACATAAGGAAGGCTTATCTGATCCCTGAATGAATACTTTTCAAGCTGCTCTAGCCATAGCTTTGAAAATTCTTTCAACTTTTTCGTATGCCGGCGGAATACAATAAACGTGGCATAAAGCCCATTTTGTTCTGGATAATTCTCGCTTCTATAGAAATCCAATTGCTTTAAAATAGTCGCCTTATTGCCTTTCCCTTTTTCAATGCAGGCTTTTCCTTCATCATAGATGCAGTTTCTTTCTTTATATATGTGTAGCCGTGTCGCAAAATCAGATTGAGGCCCCAAGCAACTTAGAAGATAATCGAAATCAACTTTTATCGGATGTGAATAGTCCACATAAGCGCTGTATTCATAGTTATCGAAAATCTCATCGGGAATACAGATTTTGATTAGCCTCTGTCTTCTAACCGATATAAGATGATCTAACTTCATCTTCCTTATTTGATAGAATTTGCTTTTGATATCCAGGTCTGTATAACAAAACCTGTCCACGTCTGGAATGGATATTCTATGCGATCTAGAAAATCTTGGCTTCCCGAAAAGTGCCGTGTAAAGCACGAATTTTTTCATCTCTTTCCTGCTATAAGATTGAAATCAACTCCCCACATATAACCTTTCTCCTCCCGTTCGCGCCGTATTGTATGGTCTCTATTTCTGATTTTTCGTGCCAGCCTCCATGTATCATCTTTCATTCGGAAATGTTTGACCTGACTCTCTCTTTCCGGAGGGAAAGCATATTTTCCCAGCGTTGTGACAGTCCGGTGAAGCTCCGAATCCCCAGCATAGTGTATGAAGTCGGGACATATTACTTGGCGGTCAGGGAAATGGTCGGCCAATTTGCGGCCAAAGAGGCCGAATGCCGACCTGTTTTTTTTCCCGATACTGACGACTCCAAACCCATCTGGGAAGCGCCTCTCCATAGTCTTCATGGCCTTTTCAATGCAATCGGGCGGGAAGATTAGATCATCTGAAGCATAGATGTAATAATCAGAATCAAATTCCTTCAATACCCGATTTATAGAAAATACCCAATCCATTCTCTTTTCATTTGAAATAACGGTAACTTGCAGTGTATCAAACTCTTTTTTAATCGCTCTATAAATCTCCTCATTGCCATCAGCAACCACAACCAGATGTATCCGCTTATACGTATTGGCTAAAATTGAGCGAATTGTACTCATCAATAAGCCCAGGCGCCCTGTGGAGCAGCTAGGAATGATTATCGTCACCTCATCGACTATCATTTATCCTCCCTTAAATTTAATTTTAGGATTATCTTTTATCATATCCATAAATAATACCTTCTCTTTTTTCCCGCTATGCTTCTGGCCACTATCAATGCGGGTATTGTACCAAGTTCTTGTAGCAAAAAAGTCGAATCCATATATAGTCAAATTCTTAAATTTGATATGCTTTATAAGGAAATTAAGCGCCATAAGCCCTGTTGTGGGGTTTATGGAGAGCTTCTTAAAAAGCGCATCCCAATCCTCGGTTGGATTCTGGATCGCATTTCTTAGGGTATACGGGCTTGCCAGCCTATAGCATTTTGTCATCCAGACTAAATGCTTTGGATTAAATCCAGTCTGGATATTCTTGCCGCTTATCCCGGTTGATGTAAATAGGATATCTGTTCTACTGCCTATGTGCTTCTCTTTTCCCTTCGGGATGCCCCTGTTCATCCTGCAAACTATATCATATGAGTCTATATCATGCGGTTTCAGTAAAATGGAGTTTGCATTCCCCAGCAGGCAGATTCTTTTATCCTTACAGAACTCTTGAATCTCTATAAATGATTGTTTCATTGTATATTTAAACTGCTTCGTTTTGGTTTTCTTATACATCCGGCTTAATTGATAATGCTCTACAACCGGCATGCCTTTTAATTCAGTCCGGCCGCCTGATATATAGCAATATTCAACCGGCAGCTCTTTCCAGATAATATTGTCCTTCTCCTTATCAAATACAGCCCTTAAATTCTGCTGTGGCATATGGGTATCAGGATGCAGCCGGTCTTCCTCTCGCCATTTATTAACAATATACCGGGATCCTCTTGTGTTGCCAAAATACAGCGTCCCGGAAAGAAGCTCTTCCCCATTATAAAAATGACAGGCGAAATCGCAATTATAATTATTAAATAACACTGGATTGGCTCTGATTACAGCATCGGCATCGACATAAGCAATTGGCCTGCCTGCGTGTTTTTTCAACATCTTCATAATAAACTGAGGCTTATGGTATACGTTTTTATGCCAATCCCCTTTATCTATGATTCCCTCAACATCACTATCAAGATTAAATCGCTTGAACGACGCCTTCAAATGCTCAACCTGCTGCTCATAGCCTGTATTCTTTGTATAAAATGATATGATTACTGGTTTTCGTATAACTGGAATATTATCGATATTCTCAAATTCAAAGCATTTTAATTCACTTTTAGGATTAAGATTTATAACCTTAATGCCTTTTCGTTCTAATGCCGGGGCTACTTTCTTAAATCCTTCTATAAATCCCTTATATACTCCGTCCTTCTGCTTCTCCGGATAACCATCATGCCACCAGCATTGCCTTCCGTCCTTGCCCTTCATGTCAAAGCCTAGCAGATATATCGGATTAGCACCCAGGCAGACGGCTAGATTTAAAGCTCCTAGCCCTGAATTAGATCCCCCTATAATGCCATTCTTTAAAGAATTGCTGAGCTTATCCCCGCTTGATTTGCTTAAGATATGTATGCCATCTGGATAGTCATATCCGGCTGAATCAAGCCAGACTTTTATGCCTTTAAAATCAGTAA